GTGGATGTGGAACTGGAGAGCCATCAGGACAGGCGGGCGAAGGTGCATCGGGATTTTGCGGGGTCGCCGATCGACGAATGGCGCACGCGCGGGATCATCACCGAGCAGCAGCACAGGGCCTGCGAGTATTACGCCGAGCTGTACCAGGCGGCGGGGCTGCTCCAGCGGGTCACGGCCTCATACGAGGGCCGGACAGGCGGGCAGGCGCTGGGCTTCGGGCCGGGCAACACCATGCGCCAGTGCGAGGCCATCAGCGATCTGCGTGAGTGGGGCAAGAAGATCCCGGCCAAGTACCTCGGCGTGTTCACCGACGTGGTGGTGTTCGGGCGCAGGACAGGTGAAGCGGGGGCTGATCTGGGGTATCGCAGCAAGAGTGCTGAAGCATCGGCCATGACGGTCGTGCTGTTCGTGGCTGATCTGATCGCGGCGGAGAAGCGGTTCTAGGCCCTTGCGCGGTACACTCTAAACGGGTAGAAATTACCACAATCCAATTCCTGCGCCTCGGCCTCACCGCCGGGGCGTTTGCGTTTGAGGGCCGTCCTTTGGGGCGGCCTTTTTGATTCCGGAGCATGCCCATGGCCAAGCTCACCGCGAAAGCCCGCAAGAAGCTGCCCGCAAAGGACTTCGCAGGTCCGGGCCGAAGCTACCCCGTCAATGACAAGGCTCACGCTGCGAATGCCAAAGCCCGCGCCACGCAGATGGTCGAGAAGGGCAAGCTCAGCCCCAGCGCGGCGGCCAAGATCAAGGCCAAGGCGAACAAGGTGCTGAAGAAGGGTAAGTGATGGCCGGGAAGGTTCACTACTTCCACATGGGTTGTTACCCGCTTTACCTCGGGTTCTGTACGGACCCAGCGGCGTTCGCCAAGGAGATAGAGCGCCTCAAAGTGGAGGGAGATGTTCCGTTCTTGGGGCGCGACAGTGCCAACGCGACCCTCCATGCTTTCGAGTGCAACAAAGAACTGAACTTCATCATCTGCATGGACCCGAAAGGGGCGACGCAGGAACAGATTGCGGCCCTCCTGGCGCATGAGGCGGTGCACGCCGCACAGGTCCTCTGGGAGAGCATTGGCGAGACGCGGCCCGGCGAAGAAGCTGAGGCTTACCTCGTCCAGTACATCGTGCAGAACTGCCTCCTTGCGCTGAAGGAAGAGCGGAAGAAGGGACGTAAGTAATGCCCGAGCTTACCGCCAAGCAGGCGGCTTTCGTCAAAGAGTACCTGGTGGACCTGAATGGCACGCAGGCGGCTATCCGCGCCGGCTTCAGCGAGAAGACTGCGCGCATCAAGGCGAGCCAGCTCATGGATTTGCCGCACGTGGCCGAGGCCATTGAGGCCGAGATGGCAAAGCGCGAGCAGCGCACCGAGATTACGCAAGATTACGTCCTCTTGGGCCTGAAAGAGGTGGCTGAGCGGTGCCTCCAGCGTGCCCCGGTGATGGCTGGCGAACTCCAAGAGCGCGACGAGGAGGGGCGGCACGTATGGCAGTTCAACCCCGCCGGGGCGAACAAGGCCTTCGAGCTGATGGGCAAGCATCTGGGCATGTTCAAGGACAAGGTCGAGCACTCCGGCCCGAACGGGGGCGCAATACCGCAATCTCTGACGATTGAGTTTGTGAAGCCGAAGGGATGAACATCCAACTGCCGGACTGGGCCGAGAGCTTTTGGGAGCCTTCCCGATACAAAGCATTCTACGGCGGTCGCGGCTCGTCCAAGTCCCATAGCGCTGCGGCAGCCCTTTGCATCCAGAGCGCGGGACGGCCACTGCGCAACCTCTGTGGCCGCGAGATACAAAAGAGCATCAAGGACAGTTCGAAGCGCCTGATCGAGGACAAGATCCACGCCCTCGGCATGAGCTACATGGCCACGATCACCGAGACGGAGATCCGGTTTAACAACGGCTCGCTGTTTCTGTTCGCGGGCGTCCGGACCAACCCGGACAGCATCAAATCGATGGAAGGCATTGATCGGTTCTGGGGGGAGGAGGCCAGCCGGTTTTCTAAGCGCTCGCTGGAACTGATCGTTCCGACCATCCGGAAGCCAGATAGCGAGATCTGGTTCACCTGGAACCCGGAAAGCCCTGACGACCCGGTGGACGCGATGTTCCGGGGGCCGGACGGACCGCCTCCGAGCAGCATCGTGCGGCAGGTCAACTGGAGCGACAACCCGTGGTTCCCCGACGTGCTCCGGCAGGAGATGGAGTGGGACCGCAAGCGCGACCCGGAATTGTACCTCCACAAGTGGGAGGGGCACTATCGCAAGATGTCCGACGCGCTGGTGTTCCGAAACTGGCGCATCGAGGAATGCGAGCCGGAGCCGGGCGAGACGCTGCGATACGGCATCGACTTCGGTTTCGCCAAAGACCCGACAGTCGGCGTGCGCTGCTGGACGCGGGGGCGGGCGCTGTATGTGGATTACGAGGCCTATCAGGTCGAATGCGAGATCGATCGCACGCCTGATCTGCTGATGAGCATACCGGAAATCGAGAGATGGCCGGCGGTGGCCGATAGCAGCCGCCCGGAGACGATCAGCTACCTGCGCCGCAACGGGCTCCCGAAATTGCTGCCCAGTGTGAAGGGGGCGGGCTCCGTTGAAGATGGCGTCGAGTTCCTGCGCTCGTTCGACATCATCGTGCACCCGCGCTGCCGGCACGTGATCGATGAGCTTGGGAGCTATTCGTACAAGGTAGACGAGCACACCGGTGAGGTGTTGCCGATCTTCGAGGACAAGAACAACCACGTGATTGACGCCCTCCGGTACGCGCTTGAGGCGGTGCGGCGGGCATCGGCTGCCAACGCGCGGCCCAACGTCCCGCAGCGGTTAAAGACCAACAGCGCGTTCGCGCTCGACTGACCCTAGGAGCACTGATGGCGACCAAAGAGGACCGGTGGATGGAAATCCACGCGGAAGCGATCAGGCGCGTCAACTCCGTGGCGGCTGCCTATCAGCCCGATCGCATGAACATGAACCAGGACCGGCGGTTCGCCCGGCTGCCTGGCGCTCAGTGGGATGGCGACTGGGAACGGCAGTTCGCCAACTCGCCGCGCATCGAGAGCAACCAGCTCGCCAAGGACATTCTCAAAGTCCTGACCGACATCCGTGAGAACCGGTTCCTGGTCGACTTCCGCCCCAAGACGGCGACTGAGGCGGCCCAGGAGACGGCCAAGACCCTGAACGGCATGTTCCGCGCCGACTGGGTGAAGGGCCACGGGGCCAAAGCCTTCGATGCCGCATGCGACGACGCGGTGACAGGCGGCTTCTCGGCCATCTGGCTCAAGAACGACTGGGAGGACGAGAAAGACCCCGAGAACGACAGCCAGCATATCCGCTTTGTCTGGCTGCCTGATGCCGATCTGAACGTCTTCTTCGACCCCGGCAGCAAGCACGAGGACAAGAGCGACGCCGACTGGTGCGTGATCCTCTTTGAGATGACGCATGAGGCTTACGAGGACCAGTTCGGGCAGAAGCCGGAGCGACCCTCGGGCAACGCCATCGGTTCGAACGGCACATCTCTGGGGCCGAGCAGCGGCGCGCAGGGCAACCAGGCGGGTTTCGCATCGCCGATCTGGCAGGCCTATTACGAGTGGTTCAAGCCGGACACCGTGACGGTCGCCTACTACTTCCGCAAGCGCCAGAAGCGGGAGCGGCTGTTCAAGTTCCGCCACACGCTGACGGACCAGGCTCAGACCTACTGGGCCTCGGAGCTGACCGACGAGAAGCGCGAGGAACTGGCGGTGGAAGGATGGGAGGAGTCCTCCAGCCGCATGGCGACGCGCTGCGAGGTCAATCTCTACCTCCTCGACGGCAACGGGGTGCTCGAAGACTGCGGCCGCGTGCCGGGGGACGTGATCCCGGTCGTGCCGGTCTACGGCCAGCGGTTTTGGGTGGACAGCAAAGAGCGGGCGGTTGGCATCGTCGCCTATCGCAAGGACGAGCAGCGGATTTACAACGCGCTCCTGTCGTGGCTGTCCAAGGCGGCCAGCTATAGTCCGATCCGCAAGCCGATCGTGGACCCGTCGCAGGTCGCAGGGCTCGAAGAACACATTCAGAACGTCAACATGGATGACAGCCCGGTCGTCATGCTCAACGCCCTGCGCGACGAGAACACGGGGCAGGTCATTCAGGCGGGCGCGCTTGGCTACTACGAGCCGCCGGAGATGCCGGCCACCTGGGCGCAATTGTTCAACATCGTCGTCACCGGCATGCGCGAGGGCATGGGCTCTCAGCAGGAGGTGCGCGAGGTCAAGTCGAACACCAGCTACGCCGCCATGGAATTGGCTGCGACCCGCATTGACGCGATGCCGCGCATCTACATCGACAGCGCCAGGAAGGCGATGCGCTGGATCGGGGCCGTATGGCTGGCGATGATCAAAGACCTCCGCGTCGAGGCTGGCACCAAGGCAGAGACGCGCACCGAGGACGGAAAGCTCGGCTTCGAGACGCTGTACGAGCCCTTCACCGACAGCAAGGGCGTCTACGGCCTGAAAAACGACATCGCGGGCTTCAACGGCGACGTGGTGGTGGACGTGTCCGAGGCGACCGCGACCATCCGCGACAAGACCGTACGCATGCTGACGCTGCTCAAACAGGGCGAAACCGACCCGACGCTCTCCCGGGTGCTGTCGCTGCTGATCCTCCGGCAGCTGGATGGCGAGGGCATCGAGGCCGCGCAGGAATGGGCACGCAAGCAGCTGGTGCAGGCCGGCGTCGAGGAGCCGACCAAGGAAGAATTGCAGGCCATGCAGCAGGCGGCGCAGGAGCCCGACCCGCAAGCGCAGGCGCTGCTGGCAGTCGCAGCCAAGGAATCTGCGCTTGCCCAAAAGGCAGAAGCCGACACGGCGCTCAGCCGCGCCAAGACCGTCGAGACGCTGGCGAGGGCTGGCGAGGTATCCGCCAAGACCACTCGCGAGGATGTGCTCGCCGCCGCCGACGTGGCGAGCGCGGCCCAGACCCAGAGCGCGCCCGCGCAGCAGTTTCCACAATAGGAAAGGTGAAGAATGAACACCTACACGGACGAGGACCGAAAAGAGCTTGAGCAGTTTCTCAACAACGGAGAAGCCGCGCCGGAAGAGAAGGCCGAAGCGGCAGAAGCCGAGGTCCCGACCGAAGAGAATGCCCCAGAAGGCGAGCCGGTAGACGGTGAAGGGGGCGACGATGAAGGCGAAGAATCTATTGTTGTCCGCTACGGCGATGAGGTTCTGACGCCGCAGGAAGACGCGGACGATGCCGGAGCGCCGGCGTTTGTTAAAGAGTTGCGGCGCGGCTATCGGGAGCAAGCAAAGAAGATCCGGGAACTAGAGGCCAAGCTGGCCGAACAAGGGCAAGCAGCGCCTGCGCCTGTGCCCGTCGTCCCCGATCCCGGTCCGATGCCCCGCATTGATGACCCCGATATCGATTACAACCCGGACGCGCACGCTGAGCGCCTGGAGCAGTGGTACGAAGGCAAGCGCAAGTTCGATGAGCAAAAAGCGCAGATCGAGGCCCAGCAAAAGGTTGCGGCCGAGATGCGGCAGAAGGTCGATAACGCCTTCACCGAGCAGCGCGAGCGACTGCGCCGCGGCGTCCCGAACTACGACCTCGTCGAACAAAAGGTCGTCGAGAAGCTGACCCCGACGCAGCAGGCAGCCCTTAAGGCAGCCGCACTCGCAGGCGATGCGGGGGCGCTCATCTACGCCATGGGCAGCAAGCCGCAGATCCTTGAGAAAATGGCTGCTGTTCAGGATCCGGCCCTGTTTCTGTTTGAACTCGGCAAGCTTTCCAGCGCCGCGAAGGTCGAGCCCATCAAGCGCAAACCGACCGCGACGCCTGTCCGCGACATCAAGGGCGGCAGCGCCGATGGCATGGCTGGCCTGGTCTCCAAGTACGACAAGGCCGGCCCCGCAGAGCGTATGAAGATGCGCAAGGAAAACCCCCAAATTCATCAGGCGTGGCTCTCACGCTGATGTAACGCGAAAGGGCAAGAAGCCCCTTCGACCACCTGAAGCAAGAGGCAGCCGCCACCTCTCTAAATAAAGGCGAGGCGCAATAGCTTCAGGCCCAAATACAAGTCGCGCGCCAATTACCAGCGACCACCGGCTGTGACGGGTGAGACTTCGGACAGACGCGACCGAACCCAAGTCTCAATTTGCCACAGAAGGAATTCGGCATGGCTGGTTACTCTCAGCTTCCGAAGCAGATCAAAGTCATGTTCGATCGTGTCTTTGAGGGCTTCGTCGACAACAACCCCCTCGTCAACATCGGCACCATCAAGAAGATTGGCGACAAGCAGGAGCAGCAGCGCTCGGCTGGTGAATGGTGGGAGCGCATCCCGTCGATCGTGCCGTCGTATGACGGCGAGGACATGACCAACTACTTCCAGGAAAACACGGAACTGCTGGTCCCGCGCACGATCGACCAGATCAAGAACGTGCCCTTCAAGTTCGGGCTGCTGAACGGCAACGATCCCTCCTCGATCGAGATGGAGAGCCGGGCGGCGGGCGAGAAGCTGGCATCCGACATCGAGGTTGCGGCGCTCGACACGCTGGCGACTTGGGCCTCCACCGTCATCAAGACGACGACCGCGCCCACCGGTTTTGCCGACATCGCGCTGGCCGACACGCGCTTCAACTCGCTCGGCATCAACTGGAACGACCGTAAGGCGATCCTGGCCTCCAGCCACTACAACAACATGGCTGGCAACCTGGCGAGCCGCGAGACCCTGAACAGCCCGATCACGGCGGAGGCTTACCGGCGCGCCCTGGTGGGTCGGACTGCGGGCTTCGACACGTTCAAGCTCCAGTACACCAAGCGCATCGCCGCGGCGACCTCCACCACTTCGGTGGCCACCGTCAACGCGTCGAGCCTCGGCTACCTGATCCCGCAGTCGTGGACGGCCGCGATTGGCGGCCGCAAGGTGCCGGTCGACAACCGCGCGATGCTGCTGCGCATCACGCACGATGCCAACAAGCGTCCGGCTGTTGGGGATCGCTTCACCGCCGCCGGTGTCAACGAGGTGCACCTCGTCACCAAGATGGACACTGGGCAGCCGAAGACCTTCACCGTCCTGCAGATCGTGGATGCTACCACCTCCACGACCTACACCGATGTGATGGTCAACGCTCTGATCCCGCCCGTCTCCGCCATCCCCGGCGGCTCGACGGACGAGCAGAAGCGCGCGGTCGAGCAGTACCAGAACGCAACGGCGGCCATTGCCAACAACGCGCCGATTACCTGGCTCAACACGAAGGCGGGGGACATGTCCTTCTTCTTCGCGGGCCGGGATCTGGAGATCCTGCCGGGCCTTATCGAGCCCCTGCGCGATTCCGGGATGTACCTGGCCCATGCCTACACGGACGAGGGTCTCCCGCTGGTCATGCTGCGGCAGGCGGACATCAAGACCGGCGCCACCATGTTCCGCTTCACGACGAACTTCGGCGTTTGCGTGCCGGAGCCGATCATGGCGGGCGTGTGGCTGTTCGACCAGACCTAATCACCCACGGCGACCAACTGGCGGGGCCTTCGGGCTCCGCCTCTTTTTTAGGAGGCCGGCATGGCCCTCAAATACAATCCCGCTCAGGATGGTGTGGTTGGCACGGTCGTTGATGGGGTGCTTGATGCCAACGGCGTGCCTGTGCGCTTGGTTGTACAGGCCGTCATGCTGGTCGACGAGACGGGCGCACCGGTCAACATCGGTGGCGTTTCAGGGCGACGTGCTGGCGAAGATCGAGGGCTGGGTGCCGCAGATCGACGG